GCTGTAGATAAATTTGATAGTTACCAAGAATTACACCAAGCCTTAGTTTATGCTGTTAAATATAATAGTATTTTATGGAAATGTTGTGTGAATGATGAAAAGGCTGGAAGCAAAATGGAAGATTTTCGTAAAGGATTAGATTTATTAATTGAATATTTTAGAATAAAATAAGGGGAATTTCTTCCCCTTTAAGATATTATGACCATCTTGCATTTGCATACATCGGATGTTGATGTGCTAATTCGTAAGCCACTTGATCTTTGATACTATCTAAAATTCTGTACCAGCCTTTTTTAACACTATCACCTTCACATGATTGATAAGAATAACATTCCATACTTTTTAAAAGCTGTGCTTTGTCACTACCATTCATTAATGAATTAGCTTTAGCAATAACCATATCAATATTAATATCAAAATACATTTCTTCAGCATCATTAGGATAACGCTGTTTCAAACTATATCTATTCCAATTGATAAGGTCCTGCACAAAAGATTTTGTATCTTCTTTTGCTCTATTTTTATAATTTTCAACACCTTTGTATTCTCTACCATGTATTCCAGCTAAATTAACAGCTTTCAATACATCAGCTAATACTTTTTCATCTACTTGATATGCACTCATCGGTTTTCTCCTTTTTGTTTAGATGGCTCATGATTGAGCCACCTTTAAATTTAATGCGTCTTTAGTTTGTTCTAAAACTGTTTTGCTTTGTTCTTTAGTTAAATTGTGAACAGCCATAATATTTTCTAAAATCAAATCGTCATTAAGATAATTTGAAGGTAGTTTATTTTCTCTTATTGCACTAACAAGAACTAAAACAGCATTTTCAATATTATTATCATTATCTATTTTATTCATAACATTGTTGTAGTGTATAACATTGTTATATGTCAAACATTATTATACTTTATTTCAAAAAAAGTGAATGTTCTGTGTTTGTAGGGGTATGAAACAGGTGACTACTAAGCTAAAAACATAATAACACTACAATTCCGTTAAAAATAAAGGATTTTTATGACCCCAGAGATAAAACTTTGGCGGTCAGTGATAGTTCAGACACTTTTAGATGCATTATCGCTATTTCCCGAACCAGCTTATTCAAACCGCAGGCACAATCAAACAGCTAAAGAATGGCTTGTTAGCAATAACATAAATGTTGTCTGTGATTACGCTGATTTAATGCCAGACTATGTAAGACACTTATACAAACAATTAAAACCGCAAAAACACTTAAAAATGCATGAAACAGAGGTATTATTAAAGAATGTTCTTATTCGACCCGACAAACCTTCAATTTACCATTGAGAGAACTAATAAAAAGGGCGAACAAGTAGTAATCATTAAAATCATTGGATTTAACGACAATGTGGAAGCTGATACATTCGCTAATGAGATACTTAGCCTTCATGGAGAAGGTGAAAGCCAAACACTACATTAATTATGACAAAAATAGGACGACCAAGTATATATACAGAGGAATTAATCGATAAGATCATGAATGATCTGGCCCATGGCGTAAGTATTAAGAAAGCACTATCAAATCATGGTGTATGGTGGGAGTCATTTAGACAATGGTTAAATAATCCTTCTTATCCAGATCTTCGTAAGAGATACACAGAAAGTAAAGCAGACGGCATCGAATGGATGATGGCTGAGACTGAGGAACTGTCAAACAAGGCATTAATTGAGTCAAAAGAAGAAAATAAAGCAGGCCGTACAAACAGAGATTATATTAATATGATGCGTCATTATATCAATCTACAGCAATTCAGAGCAAGTAAATTAGCACCAAGAGTATATGGTAATAAAGATCAACTGGAGATAAGCGGAGTAGATGGTGGAGACATCAAGGTTAGCTTCGAGAAGTGATAGGGATGGTTTACATAAGATGTTGGGAATTAATAAGCCTAAAGTATCTAAAAAGGATAATAAAGAGGTAAAAGAAGTAATTAAAGAGAATAAGGATAAAGAGAGTAGTAAGAAAGAATGACAGCTATCTTAGGTAATTAAGGAGAGGTGGTTATATCCATTCTAAACAGCACGCTTTTTAGTCTGTATTCTTCGTGAGACTAACTTTTTTCTAATAAATTAAACTAAATTGTTTAATAATTGTGTAATTAATCAATAAACCTAAGTATTCTGCCATTATAATGGGATAAACTATCCTAATTATATATTATTTGGCTGTTTTCTGCTGTTTTTTAAGAGTAGACACCCCCATTTTTTTTTAGAAATAGAATTAGGGAACCCCTTTAAATACTTAGAGAACCCCTTTCATGAGTTTCCAAAAATATATAGCAGAATTTCACATACAAGCCTTCTTCCCAGAAAGTTATAATGCCTAGTTACATCATACCATATAAACCAAGAAAGCATCAAGCACAGTTACACAGGAAAGTTAAACGCTTTAATGTATTGCCGTGTCATAGACGCTTCGGGAAAAGTTATTTTTCATTAGCGGAAACATTAAAGAAATGTTTTGAATGTGAATTACCTAATCCTCGGTATTTTATTATATCGGCTACTTATTCGCAGGTTAAAAAGATACATTGGGATAATTTAAAGTTTCTAACAAAGAATATTAAAGGAACACAGTACCATGAAACGGAACTTCGATGTGACATGGTGGGAGGTAGAAGAATACAGCTTTTAGGAGCAGACGGGTCCAGCGTTGACTCCCTCAGAGGAATTTACGCAGACGGTGTTATTTTGGATGAAACACAGCTTCTCCATAGAGATTTATTAAATAAGGTCCTGCGACCAGCTTTAGTTGATAGACACCAGATGGATAAAAAATCTGGCTGGATGATAGCTATTGGGACACCTTCTGGACATAATTTTTTTTATGATCTTTATATGAAAAATAAAAGTCATAAAGATTGGTTTGTTAAAAAGTACACCGTGGAAGATACAAAGATCATTCCAAAGGATGAATTGGGAAGTTTGAAATCCATGATGTCCCCAGAGGAATATGCAACTGAGTTTCTTTGTGATTTTGATGCTGGTGTAGTTGGTGGTATTTATACCAAATCAATGCAAGTAGTAGATGATGAAAAGAGAGTAACAACGGTTCCTCATATACCCGAACTACCTGTTACCACATTTTCGGATATTGGATTTAGAGATGCTTTTAGTATTGTTTTTATTCAAAAAGTAGGCTCCGCCATTCATGTTATCGACCACTTGGAACATGCAGGGGAAAGTATAGAATATTACGCTAATAAATTAAAAGAAAAGCCTTATACTTATGATAATCATTATGCAGGACATGATATAGTGGTTACGGAATTAGGGTCTGGAAAAAGCAGGCAAGAGATAGCTTCCAATTTAGGATGGTTTATACAACCTGTCCCTAAACTTAAAATAGAGGAAGGTATTAATGCTTTACGGCTTAGTCTGAAAAGAACATATTTTGATAAAGACAAATGTGATTATCTCATTAATTGTTTAAAACAATATCGATGGAAGAAAAACGCTTTAGGAGAACAAACATCAACACCGCACCACGGAACCGAAAGTAATTCCTGTGATGCAATGCGATATATGGCTACAGGATTAAACGAGTCAAGTGATTGGTCTAGTAAACTTAATTACGGGCCTTCGGGGATTGTTTAGATAATTTTTTTTCTAAAAAAATAATACGCTTATTTTTTTCATTAATTTCTTCTTTTAAACCAAGACCCCAAGCCAAAGTATTTTGAACGGGCCTTCGGCCATTGTAATAGTTACCAATCGCTGTACGGGTTAAACCTGTTTCTCTTGATAGCCTTCCTTGGCTTATACCAAGAAAAGTAAGTAATTTTCTAAATTGAAATTTAGTCATATAACACTGTTACACTATAATAAAATATAATCAATGAAATTAAACAAAAAAAAAGAACAAGAACTAAAGGCAACAATAACTAGCGAAACAAGTGATGCTTTGGGGTATCAGAACGGCAAATTAGTTAAAGAACGAAGCCTAGCCTTGGATTATTACAATTCAGAGAAAATGGGCAACGAAGTCGAGGGACGAAGCCAAGTTATCTCTAGCGATGTCTTGGAAGCAGTCGAGTCAGTCCTTCCTAGCCTTTTAAGAATTTTCACAGCAGGGGACGATATTGTTAAATTCGAACCTGTAGGTGAAGAAGATGAAAAAGCATCTCAGCAAGCAACAGAATATATAAACCATATAATATTTAAAGATAATGACGGATGGAGAATATTCTACACTTGGTTCAAAGATGCTTTAATTCAAAAAAACGGCTTTATTAAGCACTATTATAAATACGAGGATGAATTTACCAAAGAGTCTTATAAAGGCCTCACAGAGATAGAATATCAAGCATTATTAGTCGATGATGATGTAGAAGTATTGAAAGTAGAAGAAGAAGCCAGTGAAACAATGGTACAAACAGAACAAGGCGAAATGCCCGATGCTGAAAGTACATTTAATGTTGATATAAAAAGAAAAGCATCTTCGGGAAAAATAGTTATTGAAAATATACCCCCAGAAGAAATGCTATTAAGTAAAAGAGCAAAAACAATTCAAGAAGCACCTTTTGTAGCACATAGAATAAAGAAAACAATTTCTGATTTAATTGCCGAAGGGTACGATAGAAAAAAAATTGAAGATCTACCTTCTTATGCAACAACAAGATATAACGAAGAAGATTTAAGTCGTAATATTTTTGATGATAGTGGATTAAATGAAAATGCAGACCCATCAATGCGAGAAATTCTTGTTCAAGAATGTTATATTCGTTCTGATGTAGATAATGACGGTGTTGCAGAATTATTAAAAGTTGTTTGTGTTGGTGATGGTAATGAAATTTTAGATGTAGAAGAAATAAGTTATATTCCTTTCTCTACAATTACACCGATTATTACTCCGCACCGATTATTTGGAATGAGTGTTGCAGATCTTGTTATGGACATTCAAGCAATAAATACTGTACTTCTACGTCAGTGCTTGGACAACGCCTTCCTTATGAATAATTCTAGGGTCCTAGCAGTAGAAAATCAAGTAAACTTGGATGATCTTCTCAGCAGTAGGGCAGGAAATATAGTAAGGGTGAAAACGGCAGGTGCAGTTGTACCAATGCAAGCACAAAATTTCATGCAAGAAGGTTTGGCCATGATGGGAAAAATGGACCAGATAAAAGAAACAAGAACTGGCATTAGCAAAATGCAACAAGGTTTAGACCCTAACACAATTCAGAAGTCACATACCACTGCTACGGGAGTTCGAGAAGCCATGCAATCTGCTGGCCAAAGAATAGAAACGATTGC